TGCCTCTTTTATCTTTGCCTCGCTTAAATCGTATCTATCGTCATTGTGATGGTACTTATGATAGAATGGTGAAGTCTTTGAGTTAAATGAGTTTGACGCTATCCGAATAAACAGCCATTTCAAATAACCTTCTACACTTGCTTTGATTACTTTTTCATCATCCATTTCCAGGAATACCATGATCGTTTCGTGAAATAAATCTTCGCAAAGTGAAGGAGGCGCAATATTCTGACAAACCTTTTTGAATTGTTTATCTCGATACAACGCCTCTATTATTTGCTTTTTATTCACTAACTAAGATTAACCCTCCCATTCAATTAATCGAGTTTCGATAAATTCTCTACCATTTTCTAAATGAACATCTACTAATTCCTTTGCCATATACTCACTTCTATAAGATGAAGATAATCCATCACTATACAAGTTTACCCATGCTTGGAACTTTTTTGGTTTGGGGATTAGGAATAGGTCAAATTCAGATTCTTCTTCTCTTACGAATTTCCATGAACCATCATCGTTAAATGTTTCAATAGTACCATCTACTAATGCAGTAATTTTAACGCTACTCAATGCACCTGGATAATAAACTATTTGCTCAGGTTTTCTTCCATCCCTACAAACCGCTTCATATTTTCCTGATTGGTACTTTTCCCAATCGAATGGGATTCTTTTTTGTTCGTTATTCATGTTTTTATTGTTTGGTTTTAATTTACTTAATCTTTTCAATTGCCTTCAAAATTGCCTTCTCAGCTATCTCTCGTGCATTGTCGCGGCCTAATTTGTCAACGTGGCCAGACTTTGGATAAATAGCGAATTGAATTATTCTTTCTTCAGGGGGTTTTGATTGCCCCCCTCTTTTGCGTATTGTCATGTTTTATATGTAGTTTATTTTTTTTTCTATCCCTTTTTTTGATTTCATCCTCAATGTTTTTTATTGCTGCCTTTGTGTATTCAGTAAGTAATTCAGGCTTACTTAAACCCTCTTCTAACCACAATTTTATATGATTTAAAAAACCTTCCTTACTTCCTCTAAGTTTAGCCATTCAGTTTTCTATTTGCTTCAAACAAGTCAAACATTTGTTCGCCAGTTAGTGATAATGTAATTCTACCGCCATCTGTATGAGTGCCTGTGATTTCATCTTCTTCCATTGCATCATAAACTTTAGAAAGTATCATTGCAATAGTTTCTAATTCATCGGCAGTTAGTTTTTGGCTACGTTTTTTTGGTGAAGCCTCTAAAGTGCTGTTACCAATATTTCTTTCATTTATTCTATTTTTCATATTGTTTCGTTGTTTGGTCTTTCAAAAGTAATAAAAGTTTTTATTTATTTCGTTTATTTTATTCGAATATTTGCAACGTGCTATAAATCAGGCTTTTAAAATTCATTCAACTCTTTTAATCTTTTATTTTCTGCTGCTAATTCGATTTAAAATGGTGCAGGTTCAAAGTAATCATTTATACTCACTTGCTTTATATCTTTTGGCAACCTTACTAAGTTCATTATTTGCCCATCAATACTTCGCCTGATATACGGAGTCCTATCAGGGTTTGAACCTACTACATAATATCTACATGACTGCAAATCGTAATTAAAATCAATGCTCCCAGTTTCGCCCCAATGATTAAACTTTACCTTCTGAATGTGCAAAGTTGATGTATTGTTTTGAAAATCTCTATACATTGAAAATCCTGCATCAGTTTTATTAAAGAAATTGGCACTTCCTGAAATATCGTATAAGGTAGGAACTTCATATCTCAACCCATCAGGCATCTTTTTCATTTTGGTAGGATGTGCCACTAAAAAACAATGTACTTGGTGCAATTCGCAAAAGTTAGCAAGTTTATCTAATTGCTTCCCTACATATCCAGTACTATCGTCTAAATGCTCTAACTTATTCCACGCATCAATAACAAAGAATTTAATTCCTTTTCGTGAAATCAATTGTAAAACACTACTCAAAATAGAATCTAATGTAAAATCTTTTTCAGGCTTAATAAACCAATACTTTTCTTCTAAGTATTCTTTAACCAATTGCACATCATCAAAACTCATTTTATAATCTCCATCCCAAGACTTACCCATAATAATTCGTGCTATCTTACTAAAATGTAGCTTAGTAGGTTTGTTTTCGGGTGAGTAAAAAGCACCTCCCCAATCCTCATTAAGTAGTAATCTAACTAACAAATAGTCTAAGAATGAGGTCTTTCCATGTGAGGGAATCCCAGTAAAAGTACTTATGTAACCTTCGTGAAAACTAATTTTTTGGTCTAAATCAGGAACTCCGCATTTTGCCCCATCAGGCAAACCATTACGGTAAAAATCATCAATTTCATCTTCAAAATCTGAAATAGTAAAGCTACCTTCTAATGGAAAGTTTAAAGGTTTAGTAGCAAATTCAACTACCTTTTCTGAACCATATTTTTGCAAACATTCGTTCGCATCTTTACAATCACCAAAAATAATATAATCGCATTTTTCAATCCCTAACCTTTGAGCCAAATCATTTCTAAGTTTTCGGCCTGCGGTATCGTTATCAGTTGCAATGTGAAATCTTTTAATTTCAGACAGTTCATTTAGGCAATTTTCAAGATAAACCATGTTATTGCTATTCAGGTTTGCACCATTAGGAACTGAAATAACGTTTATTAGGCCTGTTTGGTGAAACGTAATGCAGTCTATTTCGCCTTCGCATACATACACCTCACTACTTTCTTTTAAAGCGTTTAAATTAAAGAAAATCAATTCTGCATCTTTTACTAATTTAAAGTTTTTTGCCCCATCTCTAAATTTTGTGTTTATCAGTTCATCATTTCGGAAGTAATTAAAACCGATTGTATTTACTTCTTTATTGACTTGTGGCATCCACTCTATTTGCTTTGTTATCTTGAAGTGGTTTAATGTTTCGTTGCTTATTCCACGTTTAGCAAACCAATCTATTTCAAGCAAACCTAAGTTAGTTCTATTGGTAAAAATTGGTTTGATGTACTCTTTTTTCTTTTCAATTATCAAAGTTCCTTTCCATCCGCAATGGTTACAATTCCATACTTTTTTATCCAAATTAACACCTAAGCACTTATCTTTTTTCTTTTTTCGGGTATGGCTACATTCAGGGCAAATAGTAACAACTTCACCTGAATACTTACCACGTGGAATCTCAATTCCGTAATCTTCATAATTGTTCATCGTGCTATTTGTTTTGGAGTCGGTGCAATTCTATTTTCAACTTTAAACCAATTATTTTTTACTTTATTTTTCCAATTCAATACTGGTTTATTTTGGCTATCATGCCAATTTTTATTATTGTAATGATACCAAGCAGTTTCTGCACTAAAAGCACTAAATCCATTTTCTACAAAATACTTTATCATTTCCTCAATAGTTGGATTTTTTATTTTCCCCTCTGCACTCCCCTTATATTCATTATCATTATCATTATCATTATCATAAGAGTTGATGAACTCTTGACTAAGTGTTAGGTAACTCTTTAAAATATCAATTGAAATCTTGTTTCTTTTAAGTAGTTTTACTGCGCTATCTTGCTGTTTTACACCACTTTTAGGAAAGTCAGGGTATTGGAACTTTAAAAACTTAGGCATGAAGTAAACATAAGAATCTATTTTTACCACGTATTCGCACATAGTACTCAAAATTGATTCAAATTGGGAAAGTCCAGTTTGAAACTCTGCTAATTTTCTATTTAGCTTGTAAATTCCTGCATGGTCACAATTGCAGATTAAATAAATGAAAGCAAGTTTTTGTTCAATTGATAACTCGCTAAACCAATCATCAGAAAATAAATTGGTGTCAATAAATCTTTTACTCATAATAAATAAAAAGCCCCAACTGGTAGTGAGTTCAGTCAGGGCTTGGTAAATTGTTTTACCTTGTGAAAACGGTCTATGCTCACTACTTCATACACCGCTTATTGAAATACAATATTACTAATTATCTACCTTAGTTTTTTCAGAAGTTTTTAACATTAATTCAGGTTGATAAATTCCCATTAACTCATTTACTTGAACTCTTAATAAAATCCTATCTGAATTATTCAAAGGTAGTTGTTTGTCAGATTTAAACGCTTCAATAAACTTGATACATTCGTTTGATTTCTTAATCCATTCTTTAAGTTCGTGAATCTCCCATGATAAGTCTTTCCATTCCAATTTAAGACCAGTAATATAGTCGAATATATCTTGACCAAATTCTCTAATTAAGCCGTCAACGTAATCACTTTTTGAACTCTTATAATTGTTACAAAATTTGCATTCTCCAAATTCGTTCATTAAATGAAACTTGATGTAAGGGTGTGAACTCCTGGCAGCGAAGTGACCTGCCTCCAGCTTTTTAGGTTTATTGCATCCGATACACCTACAACCTTCATCAATTAGCCTCACCATGTAGTTAATTTTAGTTTGTAGTGCCTTTTCGTAATCGCCTTTGGTCATTAATCCACTTTTCAACTTTTCACGCTCTAATCGCTTATTTTGGTTTCGTTCCTTAGTGACAATTATTTTACTTAATTCAATTGCGCAAGTCATAGAACAAGCTACCTCAGTTGTAGAATGTTTCGGAGTGAATGGAATCTTGCAGGACTTACACTTTTTTGGCTTCATACTCTTTTAAAATCTTGTATTGCTTAACTACAACCTTAGCACCGTATCGAGTAGTCACCTTTTTGTCACGCTTTGAAATTTCGTACTTGCCAGATTGAATCAACTCGCTTACTCTTGTGCCTAATTTGGTACATCCGATTAAATCGAACGCATCCCAAGTGCTTACATACCTTTTCTTTAATAGCTTAATAATAGCTTGTTTTTGTGTGTTTCTCATAAGTTAGAATAATGATTTTTGTAAATCTTGAGCTGCGAATCTTGTTTTAGCTTCCTTTAAATTTAAAATAGCTTGTTTATAGTAAGAATCTTTTAACTCAATTCCGATTGCTTTACGGCCTAATGAAACGGGACTAAAAACCTCACTACCTACCCCCATAAATGGAGTTAGAACGACTTCATCAGGATTTGAATATAATTCAACTAACCTATCAATAACGTCTAATTGTAGCGGGTGAACGTGCTTTTCATCATCATCTTCTCGGCTGTCATGGAAAGGTAATACATTATCGTTTCGAATGTCATCCCAAACGCTTGATGCGTATCTTTGCCAAATTATTTGACTTAATTTATTTGTCAAGTGATTATCATCAAGATTGTTATCGTCTTTATGTTTTGACACGATATGTTCCCATTTACCGTATTTTTTCTCCATAGCTGGCAATAATGGAGTTTCTCCATAATATCGTTTAAATCCTTTTGGGTTTGTTACTTTGGTTTTATTTTCTCCAATCTTTTTAAAGATTAAAACATAATCAGGAATAGCGGTAAAACACATAGTTGAATCTTCTGCAATATTCTTGTGCATCAAACTTCTAACCATTGTTCTCATGCGGACTTCTAAAGGCTCTTTCCAAATGGTAATTCGATTATGAAAACTAAATCCGTATTTTTTATGGAGTTCAATAATATCATGAGGGAAATCATATAAAATGTGCTTAGTTGTATCTGTTAAAATATCTTGACAATGAACCGCATTTATTCTCCCCGATTTAGTTACTCTTGCCATTTCTTTAACCAAATACTCATATTGTTTTAAGAAATCCTCTTTTGTATTGCAATTGCTAAAATCCCTTTCAGAACTTGAATAATTGTAAAGTCCTGCAAATGGTGGTGAGTAAATTGATAAGTCAACGCTATCATCAGGAATGGTGTTCAATACGTCTATACAATCTCCGTTGTAAATTGCGTAATTGTCTGTAATTGTTTCGTCTTTGATTAGATTTTTCATGTTATAAAAAGTTTGGTTTTGTAATTGGTTTTGTAAATTCTTTTGTTGATAAGTCAACGGCTGTATTAATGTTTTTTTGAATTAATTGGTTGAACTCAATAGCTTTATTTGTCTTGTATAGCAAAGTGTCAATAACTCTTTTTTGCCCATCAGATAAAACTAATTCTATATTGACTTCGTTTTTTTGACCAAATCTCCAAAACCTTCTAACAGCTTGGTAATATTGTTCATAACTCCATGTAGGAAAGTAAACTGAATGAT